ATTCTCATATCCTTGGGCATATAATGCTTGGCTGAAACACGAGCAGAGCCATTGGCTTCATACAGAAGTTCCAATGCTCGAGGATGTCAAAGATTGGAAGAAGAAACTGACAACTGAAGAGAAAGCATTCTTGACAAACATCTTCCGCTTCTTTACGCAAGGTGATATTGACGTTGCTGGCGGATATGTAAAGAACTATCTTCCAAACTTCCCTCAACCAGAAGTTCGCATGATGTTGCTTGGCTTTGCTGCACGTGAAGCGTTGCATATTGCTGCATATAGCCATCTGATTGAAACTCTTGGTATGCCAGAAACAACATACAATGAGTTCCTTCAGTATCAAGAGATGAAAGACAAGCATGACTACGTTCTAAACGAAGCAGGAAATATTTCTATCGCAGAAAATATTGCGATGTTCTCTGCCTTTACAGAAGGACTGCAGTTGTTTAGTTCTTTCATCATGCTTCTAAACTTCCCGCGCAATGGAATGATGAAGGGAATGGGTCAGATCGTCACGTGGTCGATTGTTGATGAGACGATTCACTGCGAGTCAATGATCAAGTTGTTCCGTTCATACATCGACGAGAACCGCGAGATCTGGAACGACGACCTCAAGGGAAAGATCTATAGCATTGCCGAGAAGATGGTTCAGCTTGAAGATAAGTTCATCGATCTTTCGTTTAGCATGGGACCAATGAAGGGATTGACTTCTGATGAGGTCAAGCAGTATATTCGTTATATCGCTGATCGTCGTTTGATCAGTCTTGGTATGAAGGGAATCTTTAAGGTAAAAAAGAATCCGTTGCCATGGGTTGAAGAAATGATCAATGCACCTACGCATACCAACTTCTTTGAGAATCGCGCAACAGATTATGCCAAGGGTGCACTAACAGGAACCTGGGAAGAGGTTTGGGCAAAATAAAATTACTGTATGTATAGTATAAATGTCATATTTGCGTCGTCTAAGAAGTATGTGGATCGTCATACGATTCACGTATCAACTAAAGGGGTTTAAAGCCACCCTTAGACTTCTGCCATTCTATATTCGACGCTATCTAAAATAACTATATAAGATACAGTTAACTCTTTGAGGGATTATAATGGCAACAGTAGATAACGAATTTGATTTCGGTTTTACTTTCTCTGATGATGAGATCGGATCAAGTAAGCCACAGACTGCAGCGAATAACGAAGAACTAGCAGCACTACAATCGAAACTAGAATCATTATTAAGTGCTCAAGAAAAGCAAGTTGAATCTGCTTACGTTGCTGCCATTGAAACAAAGTATAAAGGAAAATTAAAAGATGTGGAAAATCTAATTCTTCCGCTTCTTTTCAATTTAATGAAGAATCCAGAAAAGGCTTACATCAACTGGCCAAACAGAGAAGCCGTCATTAAAAAGCAGATCGACAAGATTACTGCTATTACAAGGGGATAATAAATGCCAGATCTAAAACTAGTTTGCGATAACTGTGGCTCATCCTTCGCTCTGAGTTATGATGACGAAGAAGTCAGTTATTCGCCAAGCCACTGTCCGTTCTGTGGCGACTTCTATGATAATGATGCAGATGAATTAAATTTCAATGATGATATTGAAGAGGACACATTTTTTAACGAAGAAGATGATCCACTAAAAGATGATGAAGATGACGAAGACGAAAATGACCGTCATTGGAATTGATTATAGTCTGACATCTCCATGCGTCTGCGTAAGTAAAGATAAAACATTTTCTAACAGCTATTTTTATTTTTTAAATGATCGCAAGTCTGTAGTTGGCAAGCACCATAACATTCTTGGTAATTTTCATGATGATTACATGACAGACCAAGAGCGTTATGAGAATCTTGCTAACTGGGTTCTTGAGATACTGCTAAACTTTGACAAAGAGAAAACTTATATTATGATAGAGGACTATTCCTTTGGCTCTAAAGGAAAGGTCTTCAACCTTGCCGAGAACTGCGGTCTATTAAAGTATCTGTTGTACAAGAATGGGTATAAGTTCTTTACAGTAGCTCCGACTGTTGTAAAGAAATACGCCACAGGTAAAGGCAATGCCACAAAAGAAAAGATGTATGAGGCATTTCTCGCTGAGACAGAGATAGACCTACATAATATTATAAGCCCAACAACAAAGTTAGGCTCACCGACAACTGATATTGTCGATGCTTGGTATTTGGCTAGATATATGATAGATGAATTAAATAAGGTGAATGTATGAAGCGAATCTTGGTGACTGGAGCCGCAGGTTTTGTTGGCTCGCATCTTTGTGATCGATTACTTGCAGATGGACATGAGGTTATTGGTGTTGATAACCTTTATACTGGAAGTCATAAAAATTTAACATCTGCAAATGAATGCGAAAGATTCGATTTTTATCATATTGATGTGAGTGAAGATCGATTCTTTCAGACCTTCAAACTATATGAATTTGATCTGATCTTTAATCTTGCTTGCCCAGCTTCACCAGTACATTACCAACGCGATCCGATTTACACATTCATGACAAACATTCTTGGAGCAAAGAATGTCCTTGATCTGGCTAGACTGACTGGAGCAAGAGTTGTTCAGGCTTCGACTTCGGAAATTTATGGTGATCCGCTAATTCACCCGCAGCCTGAATCTTATTATGGTAATGTGAGTACACTAGGACCACGTGCTTGCTATGATGAGGGCAAACGTGGCGCAGAAACTCTATTCTCAGATTATCGTCGCAAGTATGATGTTGATACTGGTATCTTCCGTATCTTCAATACTTACGGACCGCGAATGGCGAAAGAAGATGGTCGAGTTGTAAGTAATTTTATTGTTTCTGCATTAGCAGATGCGAATTTGACCATCCATGGTATGGGATTGCAGACGAGAAGTTTTCAATACATCGATGATCTAATTGAAGGAATTGTTCGGTTCGCGTTCTCTTCGGAAGCAGGACCAATCAATCTTGGCAATCCAGGTGAGTTTACTGTTGATGAATTGGCTAGTATAATTATAAAGAAAGTGAATAAAGGCTATAAGGTATATGTCGAAAGAACAATAGACGACCCTCAACAGCGTAAACCAGATATTACATTAGCAAAAGAAAAATTGAATTGGGAACCAAAAATTGCACTGTCGGAGGGATTGGATAAAACCATCGAATACTTCAGGAGCGTATAATGTCCAACGAACTAGACGATTGTGATGGAGCATTGTGGGCTGTAAGTAAGAAGACAGAAGATGATGAAGAAATAACAGAACTGGAAACAATGGTATACAAATACCAAGACAAGAATTTCGAACCAGGAGATCTCGGCTTTAAGTACCACGTTCTAACTTTTAAGCAAGACAAGACTGCTGCCGATGTTATGGCAGCTTATATTGGTGATGTGAAATATTTTATTGACAACCAAGCGAAAGCAGGGTATAATGGAATGATGGTCAAGGATAAGGCAGTTCCCAAGAAAGACATCAAGTTGTTGTTTAAGCAAATTCTTGGTAATTGGGAATTTCCTCCCAAGACCATTAATGCACTAGTTAAACAAGTCTGAGGTTAATTATGATCTTTTCTCGAGAAAATTTGATTGATATGCTGCGTACCAACGTTGTCACTGTAACCTTTACGAAGGTGAACGGTGAGGAGCGAGTTATGCAATGCACTCTACTTCCAGAGTATGTTCCGAATGCGCCGACCAATAACGGTCAGGTTCTACTCCAGGAGTCTGAGTCCAAGGCAGTTTCGGTATGGGATGTCCAGGCAAATGGATGGCGCTCGTTCCGAGTTGATAGTGTGAAATCCATTTCTATGGGTTAATTTTCAAAGTATTATAAATATACTTTCCAGCCGCCCTACCTTTCGGTGTAAGGTTTGTCGCATAGCGATGGCTGTCTTTGTAAAAGAGGAATCTAGGACATAGTGCGCACTGTGTGACGATAGATGAACCGACAAATTATAACCCATTTTCACAATTTCCGAAACAGTTTTCTTGGGCTGTAAGTTATTGATTTTATTACAGTTTTATAAGACCTTGATTTTATTCATATTTTTACCTGTTTACTTTTTCGCAAGAATAGGCGATAATGGTCGTGTGAGGTGAAAATTGAAACAATATTACGAAGTTTACGAAAACGCGAAAATCACGATCAGAGGCAAACGGGTCGACGGGAATAAGAAAATTCTCACGACCAAGAGCCGAACGAAGGCACTCAACCTATACCGCGAGAGCGAAGGTAATAGGTGGGTCGAGGAGATCACCGACTACGGGAGCGGCGAGACCACGGATATCATAACGGAGTAAGGGTAAAAAATGCGCCTCTCGTCGGGCTTCTGGCTCGGCGAGAGGCAACTCCGTAAGTTATTGATTTTATTAGAGTTTTTACCTATTTACTTTTTAGGCGAAAACAGCGATAATTAATCTATGATGAATAGCAAGGTGAATTTCTAATGCCTCGTGGCGTACCCAAGAACGGTTTTCGGATGACTCGCAAGCGCAAACTCGCTGGAGTCAAGGTTTCAGTTCCCGTCAAGCCAGTAAAGGTTGAGACGATGGAAGAGATTGAGAGCAAACTGGAAGATCGGTTCGGCGCTCTCGAGATCATGGCAGAAGCCACAGGTAAGGGCATCAATCGCTCACTGATCGTGAGCGGTCCTGCGGGTCTCGGCAAGTCATTCACCGTCGAGCAGAAACTTGCTGACCTTGAGAAGAAGGGCGCACACGTCACGTACATCAAGGGATACGTGCGCCCCATGGCACTTTACACGCTGCTATATAATTCGCGGTTCCCGAATTCGGTCCTCGTTTTCGACGACTCGGATTCAATTTTCCACGACGACGTCAGCATGAATCTGCTGAAGGGCGCGTGTGACTCGACGGACCGTCGTGTTCTTCACTGGCTCTCAAAGTCAATCGATAACATGACCGACGAAGATGGCGATTCGGTTCCCGAGAAGTTCGAATTCGAAGGTTCAATCATCTTCATCACCAACTACGATTTTGACTCGCTGATCGAGTCGGGCAGCAAGTTGGCTCCGCACTTCGAGGCTCTTGTTTCTCGCTCGCACTATCTTGATCTTGCGATGAAGACGAAGATGGATTATATGGTGCGCATCAAGCAGGTCGTGCGTGGCGGCATGCTGAAGCAGCGTGGCTTCAACGAGATCGAGTCGGTCTTGGTGATGCAGTTTATCGAGAACAATATGGAGCGACTGCGTGAGTTGTCGCTGCGTATGGTCGTGAAGATCTCGGGTCTTTACAAGATGGATAAGAATAACTGGCAGAAACTGGCGAAGCAGACTTGCTTCCGCAACGCTGCCTAATCTGAGAGGAGAAGAGTGATGAAGAGCAAGAATGTGAAGACCAAGACTTCTAAACCGAAGAAGGTTCAAAAGTTTTTCCAAGGTGACTTGGTGATGATTTCGAATCTCCGTCCGTCGATGAGGCACTTTTCTAGTGGTCTGGCGATTGTCATTGGCTCAGAGGCTGACCAGGGCGGTCACGGTCTCGCCGCCCACAAAGAGTATACTCTTCATATTATCGAACGAAAAAATGATTCTTCTTGGTATCCTGAGGAGTGTCTTGAACTCGTCGAGATTGACCGTCTTGACTTGCTGCCTGAGAATCACAGAATCTCCAAGTCTCTCCGAGCCAAGAAAGAGCGCGATGAGAATTTGAAGAAGTCGAAGGCGACGGAGGTGAAGCCGTGAGCGAAATGAGCAAAATCGTAGACTTGTTGATAAAGTCTTCCTTCCTAATTGGCTTTTCGATTGGATTGTTGTGTGGCTTTAATTTTGCCGTGTGGATTGGGGTGCAGCCGTGAGC